ACCGAATCGCGCTGAACCTGCAACGTCTAGTTTGTAGGAAGGATCTACACCGATGCCGAGCTGCCCGGATGCGTCGAGACTCATGTTGAGCGACCCAGCACCCGAGTAGAACAGCAGCTCGTTTGTGACTCCGGCGCCCGCCCCTATCTGTAGGCTGCCGGTATCCAGGGCCAGTACATTGACGCCTCCTATTCTATAGGCGGACGATACGTTCGCGGTTCCGACGACGTCCAACTCAAACTCCGGTGCCTTCCCGATGCCGACGCGACCATTGACGTCGATATCCCCCGGGAGAGAACCGTCGCTGAACGTCGCGTCTAACCACGTCAGCCAGTCGCCGGTCCATCCCCACAAATAGTTGGCGGCGGCGGCCGGCAGGATGTCGTTCAGCGTGAACCCGTCGGTTACCTTCGACGGCGCCGGTATCGTCCGGTTGGTCTGATTCGTGTCGAGGGTCGGGATGGTCGTCGGCTTGTTTGGCATCATGGACTCCCTGTGATCACTTCACCCAGGTTTCCCTGGTCGAATCCCTGTCCGGCGGTGTCGAAAAGGAATGGTATCGCGGACTCAAACCACGTGAACCAGCGCCCAACCCCTGCTGGTTTGGCCAGACCCGTCACCCGGCCTATCTCGAGTCCGTTGACGATAGGGGAGGCGGACTCAATCTCTATTTTGGCCGGGTAGAATTCGGTTAGCGTCGTCGTCGTCCCACCGAGAGCAACCGCCAGCTGCAGCAGGTCTTCGATGGTTCCGGACGCGTTATTCAGGAGAATCTGCGCGCCGATGCGAACGCGGTAGTCATCGTCGGTGCGTCCCGCGCGTTCAACGCCGACAATGCGACCTAAGCCGTCTAGCTGCGCACCGGCGGCGGAGCTCAGGGTGGTCATATCGAGCAGGTAGAACGCCGCTGTCTCTACGTCCTGCGATTGCTGCGCCCAGGCCCTTATCAGGGCTTCTACGTTGGCCTGGCCTTTGAACTGGTCTATCAGTTTCCCGACGGCGTCGGCTAGCCGCTTGGTGGTCAGCGTTGCAGTCGTCATCGGCGCGACTCCGTGTAGTAGAGCAGTCCGCAGTGCCTACAGGCCCAAACCTCACCAACGACACCGGCGGTCTCAGCGGTCAATAGAGGGCGAGGCACAGGTCTGGACACCGGTTCATGGAGACCCACCCAACCACGCACCGGGCAAGCATGCGGTTTCAGTAACGATGGCTGCTCGGTCATACGCTGACCACCGCTATCCTGGCCGTGTCGAACACAGCCCGCTGCCGGCTCGCTATGACAACGTTGGAGGTCCCGGAGGGTGTGAACGTGGTCGGGAAACCAAGTGCACCGTTGGCCGTCCCGCCGGTAACCTGGATTGTGCCGCCGGTATCACTGGTGATGGTCACCGCTCCGCCGGGAGACCCCCCCGTTGCCGAAGGGGACGCGATCTGTGTGGAAATGACGTTGGCCACCTCTGCGGCGGTGGCCGCCCCGATGTCGCCGAAATCCCCAGTCGAGAACGTGACCGTCTGTGCCGCGCTCTGGCCGTCCACCTTTACCTCGAGAGTCTGACCATTGGACAGCGCGAAAAGCTCAGTGTTTCCACTCGTCACGGTCACCGGTCGTTTGTCGAGGGCGAAAGATTGGACGTCCACGACACCCGACACACCGCCAGCGGTTGTGAGGCACTCACCTAGGAACTGGTAGTAAACGACGTCGTCCCCAATCCCTAGGGTGTCGCCCAACGCCTTCAACTGCGCAGCCACCTGCGTGTCTCCATCGGCAGGGTAATTGCCATCAGTGGTCACTGTGATGGCCATGAACATTTCTATCGGGTCCGCACGGCTGGCGTTGATGGTGTGTGAGGTTCCCTGCGAGTCAACCACTACCTCTGTGATGTCTCCGCCATAGGTCGCGATTCCCGCCGGCTTGTCGTCGAATATGGCCTGCGCCACGTCGGCATCGGTCCCGCCTAGCACCACGCATTCGATCGCATGCGGAGGCACCCCGTTGCCGTCCGTGATGTCGGTAACGTTCTCGAACACGAATGCCTCTGACACCCCATCTACCAGTATGAGCTTCGCCCTAATGGTGTCCACCGTTCCCTTGCCGGAGACCGTCAACAGGTTCTCGCGCCTGGCCCTGAATGCGGCGTCGGTCTCGATGTTCGTCCCGGCGGCGGCGTCTGCCAGATTCGTCACCCCGAGCCAGCCGCTGACGGCGGTCACGACTTCTGAAATCTGGTACGTCTGAGCTACCACTGGCCCTGTGGTGGTCGCTACAGCTGCAACCGTGGTGTATCCCTCGCCGTCGCCCAGAAAGCGCCAGGAGACCGTACCATCCACGATGGCCACACCTTCTCCGGTTGGACCCCCCGAGCTGTCGCTGGTGCCCGCGATTTGGCACCGGTAGATGTTCTCTGGACTGTCGTTCCGGACGATGTCGCCGACAGAGTAGGCCGTGGTCGCCGCCCAGGCGGCTGCCTGGGTGATGGTCGCAGGGGCGGTGGTCTCGAATATCCCACCATTGGGCACCCTCGCCTGCCGACCAACCGGGAGTGCGGTCGCGTCGTCGCCGGTCGCCAGAATTGACACCTTTGACGCGGTGGCCGGCAGGCGAGTAGCGCCCGTAATGCTTCCCACGGCGTCCAGGCTGGCCGCACTGGACGAATCGGGATACTGCGACAGGTAGACTTCCTCGAGAACATCCCAGTCCTGCGATATCTGGTCGGCTAAAACCCCAATGATTTGGCCCAGGATGGAGGTGGCCTCCGTGTTGAGGCTCGGGTCGATGTCCGCTTTCAGGCTGGCCACCACCTCATCGATGATGTCTTGCCTGGTTTTCTTCACGAATCCGGTCGACAGTACGCCATAGCTAGACATCAGATGTTCACCTCCACGACGAACGGAACGTATGTCAATGTACCCGAAACGTCCACCTGTAGGTCAAGGCGCACGGTCAACACGCGCGTCGCGGCATCCAGGTCTAAAGTCAGGTTATCGACCGATGCAACACCGGGCGTCGTCCGCGCCACCTCCGCCAGCAACGCGCGCACCTGCGACTCATTGGGTGCCTTTTTCAAGACGTCCCGGATGTATGGCACCCCCTCTTCAGGGTCCAGGAACCACTCGCCGACAAAGAAGCGATACCGGATCTGGAGCTCCTGCCGCACTGCGTCTATACCGTCGACCAGCTGCAAGTCGTTCGTGGTCAGGTCGAGGTCCCCGGCGGCGTTTAGCAACAGGTCCATTAGGTCGCCTTCACTTTCTCGGCGGCGACGTCTCCGACGGCTGCCGGCGCTGAAGCTGTGGACGTCGTCGCTGAGATGACACCGGGCGGACCGAGACCGACGGTCGCCGTGGTGACGTGGATGTGGGCGTTGTACGCGGTCACCAGCGAGTCGACGGTGCTACGCAGCGCGTCAATCTCGTCCTTCACGAGCTCCGCCAGGGCCACGTAATCCGCTGCCTCGTTCTCAGCCAGGTGAACCTCGCCGTCGGGCCGAATGTGGACTTGACTCCCCTCGTCGAACCCAAGGGCGATGTTCTCGGCATGCGCGGTGGCCAGGGCCCGCGGCGTTGGGTACAGCGCTGGGTAAGCCACAGCGTCCGCGAGGTGGTGCGTGCGGTAGTCAACCGGCGTGGTTTCCTCGCCTTCACCGGCTCGCCACTGGTCCATGCTGCGCTCGACGAAAATCAGGTGCACGAGGTCCCCGGCGACCAAGGGCAGAGACAGGTAACCACCCCCCCCTCGAGGAAATGCGACCGGCACGTCATGGAGTATCGGCAGTGATTCGGCCTCGAGTTCAGTTCCGTCGGCGGCCACCAGGGGGCGTCTAAGCAGTGGTTGAACGTCCGCCGTCTGCGCTGCCGGGTCATAGACCAACACCTCGCCCGGTAGGGACACGTGCACGTTGGACACCTGCGACCGGATGGCCACGCGCAGCAGCTCGGCAAGGTCAGGGCTTCGGCTATGCTCTTTCATGACTCCGCCAGTTCGAGCTCAGTGGTCCAGGCATCGCCCCACGTCGCGCCTTTGTGCTTCAGGCTCTTGGTGATGAACGTCCCGGTGGCCACCGCGCTGCTGAGCGACACCCGGCGTCCCGGTGTAATGCGCCCGTTGAGCAGGCTCTGGGCACGTATGACGCCCTTTTCGCCGATGGATGGGCTGCCTAGTAGACCCGTTGCTGAATCGAGCTGTATGGCCGGCTCGGACGATGCCTCCCCCTTGGCCAGGAACGAGAGCTTTTTGTCCTGGACGGAGAACTTCAGGCCCATGCTGGCGGCGAGGTCTTCGACAACATCAGACGCGCTCCCGGACAGGACTACCCCGCTGACGAGCTCCTTCAGGGCCGATCGAGCTCCGTCTGTCTTCACCTTGTCGGCTAGGTTCCCGGTGTCGAGTCCGAGAGCCTCTGCCGCTTTCTGCAGCATCTGTCCGACGCTCTGCCCACCGCGAAAGCTCTGGTTGATGCGTGCCGATTTCAGGGCCTTCCCGCCGTCAGTGAGCTCTAGCCTAGTCACCCAGTTCACGCTGTCCCGGCTGATAGTGCTCGCGTCTATGTCTCCCTTGAATATCTGCACGATTTCAGAGACGTAGCCCGCCTCGATGGTCACTTCTAGCCCCTTCTCCTGTAGCTTGGACCGGTTCTCACTGCGTAGATTCCAGATAGACAGGGTGGCTGTGTTGGGGGTGCTTGCTAGGCTCTTGGACACGTCGAACTCGAGGGCGAGCATTGGCTGACTTTCGCCGGCGGCGGTGCGTGGCTCGATGGTCAGAGGGCCGGCGATGATTCGAATGTCGCGGTTGTACAGGTCCGCCATCTAAGCCTCGACGTACCGCAGCTGAGTTTTCGCGCCCAGGGTGTCGCCGTCTGGTTCGATTCCAGCACCCGTCGTGTCGACGACGTCGACAGAGCCCGCCGGCTTGGTCTCGAGGGCCACCCGACGCAGCAAATCGGTGTAGTTCACTAGGCGGACCCCATGACGGATGGGGGTCTCTGTCACGTCGAACCAGTGTGTGGTCCAGCGGTCAGCCCTGGCGTTGTAGTGGAACTCAACCACGTAGGTATCCCCGTCCAGCACGAGGTTGTACCTGTGGTCTCTGTTGTTCTTGAATGTGGGCAGTCTACGCGTCGCCATCAGGAAACCACCGTTGAGTTCTGGGATCCAAGGTCGCTGGTCCCGGCCGTAGATGCAACCTGCGCCGTTTTGAGCTCTCGGAGCGCTATCACCATTTCCACGGCTGCGCCGCGCTGCGGATTTCTGGGCACCTCGACCGACTCTATGACCATGTTCTGGTACTGGCGCAGGCTCGTCACCACAGAGATGAGCTGAGCTTCATCAACCATGGTCAAGATGGTCTGGTACGCCTCGAGGCTCCGGCCAGACCGGAGGGCCCCACCGAAGACAAGTGGGTGGTCTGTAACGATGCCGCGTATGGTCAGACGGTCTGGCTGCCGGCGAACGTGGTCTGTGATATCAACGCCGGTCTCGACAGGGTACTGCGTCACCTCGTTAGAGGCACTATGCGTTTCCTCAATGCTCGCGTCCAGTTCGAGAGCTCCATAGGGCAGGAACTCGTCCGAGGCGTTCACGCCTAGGCGTACGCGGGTCGTGAATAGAATGTCTACGAGACCCATCAGGGTGCCTCCAACACTACGCTTTGCATCGCCTGTCGCCGCTCAGTGGCCATCATTTCCCGCGCCCTGCTCACCACCTCATCCGCAAGCCTGCGCTCGTCTATCTGCCCGCCGGCGGTGACCGTCACGTTGAAGTTCTGGCTGCTGTTGTCGACGACGGATGTGTTGGACGTGCGGCCTGCATTCGTGACGGTAGAGACGCTCGGGCCCGCGAGTATCGAAGGAGCACCTTCCATGAGTCCCGCTCCCGCCTCCCCGGCGGCCCCTGGAAGCCCGGGCGCTCCCGCCTCCCCGGCGGCCCCCGCCGGCGGTCGCCCCGGGGGTGCTGCAGCTGGCGGTAGGGTCCCATTCTCTCGGGCCCGCCGGCGAGCCTCTGAGAGCTCGAACAGCTTCTGCGCCCGTCGGTCGGTCTCCTCCTCGTCGTCGCCGCCAAAGCCAAAGTCCACGACGTTGGACCACTTGTCCCACCAGCGCCCCACTACGTCCGACCAGTGTTCTAGGATATTGTCCCAGAAGCTCATGAGGGTGTCAGTGGCGTTGTCTATCCAGGTCTGGATCTCCTCATCCGTATTGCCGAAAAATCCAAGCCAGTACCGCAGGGCCTCGTCCAGCATGGCCCCTATCGCCTCACCCAGACCCCCCCATTCCTCGACAAGCCCGGTGATACCGTCGGCCATCGTAGTGAAGAAGTTCTCCTGGCCGGTGGCGAGTTTCACGAGCTCTGCGCCCAGCCAAATGAGGGTGCCTACGATGACGGCCAGAAGCGCCGCGGTCAGGATGAGAGGTAAGGTGGCCGCCAGCCAGGCGGCTGCTGAGGCGGCGGCGCTTGCTACCCAAGCGGCGGCCGATGCAGCGGCTGACGCCACCGCAGAGGCGGCAGTGGTGAGGTAGTACCGCACCGCGAACAGCTTGTATGACAGTGTGGACGCAGTGGCGGCAGCGTTGGCCGCGACTAGCTTCACGCCGATGACAATGGCCAGCCCTGCTACGAGTGAAGTAACCAGGGTGATGCCTGTCTGGTGGTCCTTCGCCCAGGACCAGAACTCGTCGATAGACTCACCTAGCGCGTCCACGAAGAGACCGAGCTCGAAGGCGAGCCCCTTGAACCCGGCCACTAGGTCGCCGATGAGAGAGTCCCCCCCGTCGCGCCAAGTCTGGAAGTCGTCGATTATGAGAGCAACCAGGGCAATGAGTAGCAGGATGGACCCCGCCGGCAGCATTAGAACCACGGCCAGGGCGGCGGCGATGGCAGCAATCCGGAGGAAAACCTGGCTGACGTCACCTAGACTGGCTGCCCAGCGTCTCCCTGCATCGATGAGGCCCCCGAAGAGACTCCCGACAGAACGGATTACACGTGCCGCACCCTTGAAAAATCGTGTGATATTCTGCCGTATTAGAGCTCTGTTCTCCTTCAGGAAGTTGGCCATCCCGGCAGTGGCGGCGTTCATGGCCGGCATCAGGCCCTTGCCGACGGCGAGCTTGATTTGGCGGTAGGCTGTCTCCAGGCGAAGCTGGTTATCGGTGAGCTCTACCGCCAGCCCGATTTCCTGCTTGTCCATCAAGCCGAGGTCCCGGGCCTCCTGCCGTTGCTCCGCGATGGCGGCGGACCCCTGCTTGAGTAGCGGGATTAGCTTGGCGCCCGACCGACCCAGTAGGGTCTGGGCGAGCGCGGTTCTCTCAGTGTCGGTCGACAGGGTCGTCATCCCGTCGGCTACTTCCATCAGCAGCCGGTCGGCTGATTTGAGCTGCCCGGATCCGTCCCGGACGGCGATGCCCATCGCCTCGAAATTCTCGAGGTACTCTTTCGCGCCTGTACTGGCTTCGTAGGAGTTCCTGGCTAGCATTCGAAGGGCGGTACTGACTTCATCCGACGACGCACCGGCGAGTCCGCCGGCGAACTCTAGTTCCTGCAGGGCGTCGGTCGTGACACCCATTTGCTGCGAGACCTTGTCTAGCCGGTCACCGAGCGCTCGGGTCTCCTCCGCGTATCCCTTGAACACGCCGACTATCTTCAGCCCGGCGAGAGCTGTCACCGCCACTTTGGCTGCGTCAGTGACACGCTTGATGCCACTCTCGACGCCTTTGAACCCTTGGGGGTCAGTTTTGACCCCGAGACGTACGAAAATGTCGCGCAGTGTAGCCAATGGTTACCTCTTCATAGCTGCCCTGGCCTTTGCCCTGGCGGCTGCCCGCCGGTCTAACTCGTCGTGCAGGTCCATCAGCTCGTGGCAGTCGAGAAGGTCAACCAGACTCCATCCCTCGTCGATTTCCGCCTTGCTGACGTGCCCCGCGTGGCTGCTGAAGACCGGTCGCCAGATGAACCATTCTACCGCGTCTGGTATCGCTATTGAATCGCCAGAGTCGCCGCCGGGGACCCGCCGCCCCCGCCTGGCGGCTTCATACTGGCGAAGGCGTCCGCAAAAGTCCCATATTGCACTTTCAGTCCCCACCCCATCCACTTGAACATGGAAGCTATCCTACCACTGAAATGCAGCTCGAACACCCCCGCTAGCGGCACCGTCTTGTCGGACCCCGCGACACCCACGTGTGTCACCTTTTTCAGGGCCTCAACCATTACGTCCAGGTCGGTATCGCGCACATGATGCGTGAGCGCTTCAAGCGCGGCCACCGCAGCGTCGGACGACAAATTAACGTCCTGTATGTCGCCGGTCTCCGACACCGCGTCCATGACCTTGCCGAACGCAGGTCCGAACATCTTGAATAGACGGTGGAACAGACGGTACCCCTGCGTGGCCCCGAACAGGGTCATTTCATAGCGGTCGCCGTCGATGGTAGTTGAATGCGTCTCTCTAGGCATCGGTCCCCCTTCCAGGGGACCACCTATCAGTTACTGCCGTGGAAGGCCACCAAGCGGTCAGTTCGGAAAACCCACTCGCGGGTCGACGCCTCCCGACTGAGCTCCGCCGTCGGCGCCTTCTGGATCCAGCAAGTCTCGGCGGCGTACAGGCTGGTTCCTGAGTTGTCCTTGATGAGTAGCGGCTGGCCCCCGACACCCCCGGGCGTCCCGCGGTCAAGCTCTCGCGCGGCGCTCAGTAGCTCATTCGTGGCCGAAGACTGCATCAGGCTGACAGTGATGGTCGCTGAACTGTGGCTTGTCTTGCTCCGCGTCCCCTCCCCATCAACACCGGTAACCAGCGTCCAATCGTCTTCGTCGTGCTCAACGCTAATGGCGGCGTCCTGCGCGAACCCATGCATCGCGATGGGTCCGTAGAACATAGAGACGGAGCTCGGGTCATAGGTCTTGACTGCCATGTTCTCTTCTCCTTAGACGCTAACGCTGCCGTTTATTACCACAGTGTGGATGGCACCGGCCAGGGTCGCGCTGAAATCGAGGTCCCCCAAGACTCGGTTCGCCTTGTCGGTCGCGGAGACACTGGCCGCAGTCGGCGGAGTCACCGTGTAGCCGGCGGTGATTACACTGTTCGACACCGCCTCTTCTAGTTGGGCCCGCACCTCGTTTTCGAGTGCCGTGATACCGGCGTCTGTGAACGGGATCTTGTCACTGTTGGCCAAGAGCTGCAGGATGCGCTCCTGCATGCGGACCGTCAGCCAATCTACCCCGCGCGTGATGTCGATGAACCGGCCGCTAGCCATGGTCCCCTGCAAAACCATCGAAAGGCCCTTGGTCTGGGTGTAGTGGTTGGCGTTGTTCGCCTCGAGGTTTCCCACCTGCGTATCGGACAGGTTGTCGTAGGTCACCCCCGCGAGAGACTTGAAAGCCCAGGTCGCGGACCCCGGGTTCTTCGGGAACTGCTTGCCCATCCAAGCTGCGGCGGCGTAGTCCGAGCTGTCCATGTTCCAGAGCAGATACGTTCGCGCGTAGCCCGCCGCTTCCAGGGTCTCCGCCAGGTTGCCGGCGGTGTCCGCCAGGATGTCGGAGTCGGAGCATTGCACGCCCAGGATCTTCCGGTCTGCTTCGACGGCGGCGGCCAGTGCTGCCGCCTCGAGAGTCGAAGCGCTGGTCAGCAGCACCCCGTAGAAATCGTCATCTTCAGCCTTGATGGCTGCGTAGTCGGCAGCCACCCCGGCGTCGGCGGTGGTGTCGTCCTGCGTGATCAGGCTCACGGTGTGTGAAAGCCCGAATTCAACGCCGGCGACGTCTGCCACGAGGTCCAACGTACCGTCTAGGTTGTCGGTACTGGTGACCGGCTCGGACCCCGCATTGATGGCGGTGTGCAACAGCGCAGCGATGGTGATGGCCGTAGCGCTCGAACCAGAATCCACAGTGAACGCGGTGCCATTGATGGTCACTGTGTAGCTGGTATCGTCCACCGCCGTGGCGACGGTCAGGATCCGCGTTTGTGCCACGGCAGAGCTCGAACGACGCCCGACTTTGACGGTAGGCACCTTGGGGTTCTGCGCCAGGATGGCCTGGACGGCGGAGACCGCCCCGCCGGTGGCGGTGAACCCATCCGATACCATCGCGGCGGTGCTCGCATAGGACCGGACGAGCTCCGGTCCGAAGGGGCTCTCATGGGTCATGACCAATGGTGTCCCGAACCCCGCCTGAGAGACGGCGGCGTCTTGGACGGTGATGTTGACAGTCACTATGTTGTCTGGATTCGCCATCTCTTGCTCCCTAGTCCACCGCGAAGGTGTCTGTGATGGGTGAATCGGCCGAGCCGAGGAACAGGCTGCTGCCTGAAACCTCAGCGATGAAGCCGGCGTACTCGATGAGTACCGACAGGGTCCGCATGCGGATATCGAGGGTCGCTCGGCTTAGAATCGTGTCTTCCACTGCCTCTGACAGGTCTGTGATGCCCTCTTCTTGAATGACAGAGATATCAGCGGCGCGGAGTCCCGCTTGTACAGACGGCAGCCCGAGGCTGGCGCGCAGTGTCGTCAGCATGTTGTACGCGTTCCGGCCCGGATCTGTCGCCGCGTAGTCAGTCCTGGTGTTTCTCTCAAACGCCTGTATGTTCAGCGTGAACATGGTACTGCCTGTCGCCCGCACCTGGAGCTCGTTGCCGGCGTCGTTGTTGGCCCGGGTCAGAGGTCCAGACGTCTCGATGTTAAACAACCCGGCGACTCCGTCGGCGAGGGTCCCCGTCACGTCCAAGTCAGTTCCGTTGTCGGTCGCGGTGACCGGCTCCGTCCCGCCGGTGATGGCAGCAACCAGCCCGGCGGTTATCTCTGCCACAGTCGCGTCGGCGTCCGACGTGTAGTCGAACGCGGTCCCGTTGATGGTCACGCGGTAGAGGGTGGCGTTGGCTGCGGTTGGGGTCAGCTTCACATCACGGGCGCGGGTCAGGTCTACAGACCGCGTCACCTCATCAAGACCACCCTCCTTGCTGTCGCTTATGACGTCCAACAGCAGATATGGGTAGTCAGGGCGCGGGGCGTCTTGGTCCGCCCAGCGCGTCGCCCAGCCCGACGCGCCCGAGACCCAATCGTAAATGGCCTTGTACTTGGTGGGCCAGTCTATGGCGGCGGCCAGGACCATCAGTCATTCTCCTTCACCAAGACGGCCTTGTAGAAGTCCCCATGCGGCGCCCAGTCCTCGACGGACTGCACCACGTAGTTTTGGCCGCGATAGGTCACCCGGTCAGCCAGCACCTTCCCCTCAACGTCCACCGAACGCAGCACGCATTGGGTGTAGACCTTCGCCGTTTCCCGGTCCCGGATGAGCTCTGGCAGCAACAGACGCTCTCGCGCGCTCATCGGCTGGAAGCTGCAGTCCGAGAGCTCGAACTCATCCACTTCGGTGGTCGGCTGCGCCACCCCGTCCACGAACGCCACCGCTGCGGTGTACCGGCGGACGGCGAGAGGCGTGTTGAACGTGGGGATTATCCAAGAGATCATACGTTGTAGACTTTCCAGGTTATCGAGCCTTTGAGCTGCCCGGTATCGATGAGAGGCGTTGTACTGGGCACCTGCTTGCTGCGGATCCCTGCAGGCGTCAGTGGAGCAAGCCCGATGGACTGGTCAATGGTACGTACCATTTCGGCACGTGCTCGCTCCCCTATCAGGCCGAGATGCTTGGCCGCGTTGCCATCCTTGGCGATGGCCAGGACCGCGCGATCCATCATGCGTTCTAACAGTTGCCGTTCCCGGTCGATACTCGCCCGGATGAACGACCGCTGCGGGATCCTGCCGTCCCGGCTCCCGAACTCATGCACGGCGGCGAGCCGAACGTTGCTGTCCCCGAACGCAGACCCCTGGCCCCCTCGCTCTGCGTCGTTGGACTGCACCCCGACCATCACATGCGGACCTTTCGCGTACTTCTTCATGCGGCGCACGAATGCCTGGTATCCTTTATCGATGTCCTGGTAGTCACTGGCCACTGCATTCACCTAGAACCCTGGTTGGCCAAATACCTGTCTTGAGGTCGAGGTAATACTGCCCGTATGCAGTCGATGCCAGGAACCGGTCCGCCATCCGGCCCGGTACCTTGTAGGCAACTGACAGGTCTCCCACACGTTGGGAGGTAACGGGCCCCGGCGGCGGTGTCATCCCGCACGCCAGGGCCTGTTGTATTTTCAGAAGATGCGCGGTCAGCCAGAGTATGGCGTCGTCCGCCTTCTCCCCCCATTGGTCCAGGTTGACGCGGCGCTCCGCCTGCTCTTTCCATCTAGTGATTACCGTATCGCTGAGGTCTGAGAACTCGGCGAAATGGTCCCGTATGTCATTGGCGGAGACAGCCACATCAACCCTCCAAGTCCAGGATCCGCTTCTCGATAGCCCGCACCACTGTGAACCGAGACTCCACCGAGAGGAGCTCGCGGAGTAGGTTCGCGTCGCGGCAGGCTTGTATAACTGAAATGGCCTCCTTTGCCTTGAGCTCATCCGGGCGGGCCGGCGGCGCCACCGGCGTTGGTGCTTGTCCGGTATCACCTGTTGTAGGATCCGCCGGTGGCGCCGTTTTGGGTGCAACGGTACCGATAGGGTCCGCCTCGACAGGCGGAGGTCCCGGAGGCACCAACACATCCCTTCGTTGGACGTAGTGCTGCGTCAGAGGGTGTCCCTCGCACCGCGCCCAGAGGTCCGGGGGAACTTCATTCAGCCCAGGCTGAAGGATAACCCCGTGTGCAAGGCGGAGTTTCCCCCGCCTGGCATTGATCACCTTCATCAGATCCCGTCCAGGTACCGCACGGCGAGAGGGTAATACACCGCAACACCGGCAGTGCTGGCCATGCAATTGACGACGTACTGCATCCCGTCGGGCTGCACTGGAAGCTGCTCGAACTCATTCGGCACCTCGTTGGACAGGATGTCCGGGCTGCGCCGATACATCATGCCGCGACGCACCCCCCCCGCGCCAGCCGTAGCCAGCCGGTGCCATGGTTCGATGGTGGTCAGATCCGGGAATGAGTTCCGGATGAATGCCAGGATGGTCGTGTCAGACGTCGCGCTGCGCGGCGTCGTCGCGATGTAGGCCCATTCCTGTCCCGGCAGCAACAGGGTGTCTGCAGTTTCTACTTCCAGGGTGTCATCGATGATGCCCTGCCACATTGCAGAGACTTCAGCAATGATGGTGTCGGCGGAGGCCGGAGTCGTCCACGCACCGCCGGAGGAGTCGATGGTCGAAGCAGCCTCGTTCAATGCTCCCGTCAGGATACCCACGAGCGGTGCGCCGACGGCTGCAATCTCGTCCATTTCTCGCTCGATGGCCCGGCGACAAGCAGAGGCCCGGCGAGAGTTGAGCTGCTGCCCAGCCATCGCTGCTGACTTCACCTCCTTGACGGTCCATCCGTAGCTCGCCTCGATTTCGCGCACCGGGCGGCTGAACTCTACCCCATTGACGTCCACGCGGGGTGGCTTGTCGCTCTTGTGCGAGCCTATCCTGGCCCGTCCCACCTCAGTGAACTGGCGATAGGTAACCGTCGTAGCGCCCGCATTGGCCTCCGCTGACGTCGGGATGAATCGACGCGCTTTGAGGTCGGCGAACTTGATGTCGTAGGTTTTCGTGTAGATGTACTCGAGCTGCCGTGCAAAGAAGGCAGACTCGGCCGCGTCCATGTTGAAATACCTGTCTGGTGCCATGTCAGTCTCCCTCCTTACGGGATGTTGAGCTCAAGTAGAGCAACGCCGGCGGCGGCGGAGCCTTGGAGCCAGGCCGCAGCAGTTACTTGGTCGCAGGATGCGGTATCCGCGTCGTTGCGGAAAGCGCCTATCTCGGATCCGCCGCCGCCGGCAGTGTGCCGGAAGAACACCGGGTCGCCGACAGCGACCGCCTCTTCGACGCGCACCCAAATGCGGCCACGTCTGAGAACGCTCGCCATTTCAAGCAGGTCCACGCCCAGGCTGCCCGCGAGGGCTGGGTTCTGCTGGGCCTGCGTGTGAACCAGCACCCCGACAGGAGCCTGGCCAGTGGCCGAAAATACGTCGAACTGGTCTTCCGGGTTCGTTGCGTCGCGGCGTACCATGATGCCGAAACCCTGCGCGGCAGCCGCTCCATTTGCGAGCGGGATGGCAAACGAGTCGTCGTTGGGGTCGCCCAGCATCCCGCGGAAAGCTAGGCCCGGGTCGACGGAGTAAGCCGTCTGTGACATTTCTGGCTCCTTCTCAGTTGGTGGGAGTGCTCGGGCGGATAGGCTCACAGCCCATCTTCCTGGTTTCATCAATCATGCGCTCGCGCGCGGACCGGCTGTCCTGGCGTTGCGTCCCGCCGGTGGCTGCCCGCACGCCAGCGCTCGCGGACGGCTTTGCCTCTTGCTCCGCCTTCCAGGTCTCGAGGGCGGCGTCGTAGCGGGCGGCGAGATAGGCGGCGTCCGCTTTCTCTACCTTGTCCTTGGCTGCGGGGCTGACCTTGAGCACCACGGCGCGGCGGATCTCGTCTTCGCCCATTTCGTCCAGCTTGATGGTGTCGTCCGCCAGTACCTTAGCGGCGGCGGTCTCGAGGGCCACGCGCTCCCGAACCGCCTTCTGGGTGGCCACCGGGGACACGGCATCGGCATGCGCCGTCTTCTCGGCGGCCAGGTCTTCCTCTGCCTTGTCCGCCCTTGCCTTCTCGGCGGCGGTGGCAGTCTCGAGTTCAGCGACCTTCTCCGCCAGCGAGTCCAGCCGCGAGGTGAGCTTGGCGACAGCCTGCGCGGCTGCTTCCTCCAACTCAAAGTCGATACCATCGATACGTACCTTGCTCATGGTTTTCCTCCCCGCAGGGCCGGGATTCGGCCCGGGTGGTTCAGGTGTCTGCGACGCACGCCCGACCATCACAGCGTCGCCGGCGTCCAAGTGTAGGGTGGCACTGCTACCGGCACGTGCCTGCTTCACCAGCGCCACGTGATTGCCGACTATGTTCCTCTGAATGGCGTCGTAGGTCAGCCCGTCCGGAATGCCATCAATCCCATCGGTGACCCCGGGGGTGTTCTCTAAGTCACAGTGATATCCGCAGCTTAGCTCTTTCTTCCCGGAGTCGACATCATGGATGACGTCTTCATCAGTGATGAGTACGCGCGCAGCCACGTGGTCGTCTGCACGGCGGACGTTCGTTACGGTTCCGGCCTGATAGCGTCGTGTGTTCTTCGGGTTCAGGGCCTCCCGGGGGTGGTCGTTGGTAAACGGAACGTATTCGAAGCTCGCCAGGGCGTCCGCCTTGAACACCTCATCAGGCAGCCGGAGCTCCCGCCGCACCTTGCCGTCCTGGAAGCGGTACTCGAACACGCCGATGCGTGTGATGCGCGCATCGCACCGCAGATACCCGTTTGGGGTCTTGACCGGGGACTTGAAGTCCCCTGCGTCATATCTCATATCGGCCCCCTGGAGTTAACGGTTTGTATGGAATCCGGCTTATGCAGTGTTTTTCACATATTACGCTACCTCCGTCAATCACGCTGATACCCCTGCGAAAAGATGGTCCAGAAATCCCATGACAAGCCGCGGTAGACATAGTCGTACGGAAGCCACCCGTAGCCCGCCCGGCCCCAATCAGTGCCCCATGAATTCCTGATTTTCAAAGCCCCGACGGAGCTACCGATAGCCCGGTTGTCGTCGTAGCCCACCGCAACGACAGCGTGCCCACCGTAGTACCTCTGACCTGGCTCCGGCATCGGGAATTCGCCATCGTCATTTCCCCAGCTATAGACCAGATACCCGAAAGCTATTGGTAGCCCGTAAACCATCACGTCCTTGATCAGCTGTAACAGCTGCACCTGGCTGCGCCCGGTGCGGTCTAGTCGGTAGTAGTTCAGGGCCCTAAACCTCTGAGCATGTGCGTACTGGAACGCGCCTGGCTCGGCGTCGAAGTCGGCGATGGCATACGGCCAGTATTGCTCCGGCGGTGTGCCGAAGGTTGCCAGGGCCTTCATGGTGGTTCTCAGGTAGGCGCCAGTGTCGCCGGTCCAGCCGAGTAGGTTCCGGGTCACCTTGTACAGGAACAGGCGCGAAGCATCTATGTGTCTCTGCATGGCCCGTCTCTCGAGGTACTCGACGACACCCGCAACCGCTTGGGCCGTACAGCTGCCCAGGGCCCCCTGGTCTTCGATTGGTGAACAGTAGGCTGTTAGGTCTAGGCTCGAAGGGTTGGCCGCAGCGGGGGCCACTCCAGCGCCCAGAACAGGGCGTGTCCGCATAAGCGTGGCGGTGTCTGGGTGCTCGTCAAAGATGTAGTCTCTTGGGTCTGGTAGTTCTCGGGCGCATCCTAGGCCGTGCATGTGATCTCCTTTGAAGGTGGCGGCTGGCATGCTACTTATTGTACCCTACACCGGAACAGTCCACACGGGAGACAACATGCGCATCCTGCTCATCGCTGCCGCTTTCTCGGCGGCCGTTCTCGTCTTAGCGTCGCCGGCGGCGGCGGGTCCCGGCTTCATGCAGTTCAGTTTCAACACCAGCATCTCTGGCTTTAAGCGGCCACAAGACTTGACGCAGGCGTGCCTAGTCGCCTCGGTAGCGGCAGGCGCAGCCGGCAGGGCGGAGGCAGTTGCCACCGTCGAATGGTGCGCCCGAGCTGCCGCACACCTTTTCAGCCTGTACCCACGTGACAATCCACCCCCCGCAGAGGAGTAGATCCATGAAGTCATTTGCTTTTGCCGCCCTGCTACTCGCCGCGCCCGCAGCAGCCGGGCCCAACTCCACCAGAAACAGCAACGACAGCGGGGCTGATGCTTTCCGTGAAGTAGTGGTCCGGTGTCTCGTCGCCGGTATGGAAGCAGGATCCCAGGATCCCGTCACGCTGGCAGCCCAGTGCATCGAAGCAACCCAGGACATTTGGGTGGCATCGTACCCTAGTGCTTGGTTCCCATGCGCGCAGCCCTAGCGCCTTGCCTTCATGCGCTCCTTTAACCTGGCCCTCTTCTCTCTGACCTGCTGCTTCACATTCTCGACGTCTTCCACCGGCGGTGGCTCCCCGGCGATGTACGGCTCTGCTGTGCACCGGCATTGGTAGTCTTGCCCGGGGTGGCCAGTATCCGGCGGCGGCTCCGACCACTTGAAGATACTCCCCTCCTTTTGGAGGTGGCTCTCTCGCACGCGTTCATCCCGCGAGGTCCGCCATATGTACTGCGAGAGACCAAGCGATTCCTGGCGCACCCGGGTCAGCGAACCCTGTAGCTTGCCTATTTGGTCACGTGCGATGAGTCGCGCCTTTGATTGGGTCACCTCCCATCGCCCTTCAATCTGGCCTTGGATAACTGACGCTCGGTCGCCGGCCTGGACACCGCGGCGCACCATGTCTTCAACTTGCGAGACATAGTCACCTGTCAGGGATTTGATGAGTTTGACGTTCTGGCGCGTGAACCCGTCCACCAGCACCCGCTCCATGGTGCCCACCGGCGGGAACGCGTCCAGAGAAATCATGCGCCGGATCTGCCGGCGGAGTGTTGTAGTCACGCCGGCGGACGTCGCGGCCTGGTACTCTGCAACGCTCTGCTCAAGACCACGAAGGTGTCGGTTGTCCAGGCGGGCGGTGAGCTCTTCACTGACCGCGGCCAGCGTCCCCTCTACATCGGCGATGTTGTATCGGGGCGCGTCTAAGCGGCCGGTTGCTTCGCGAAGCATGGGCGGGATGATGGGCAGGAGCAGCTCTGCGATGTCGTCGCGCACGGCGTTGACCAGCCGGCGGAGATACGCTCTGTAGTCGCGTTCGACGCCACCCGGAGGTCTGCCTCGAGGTGCCCGCCGCACGCGAAACCTACGGCCCTTCAGGAGCCTCTGTTGCTCAACGTACTGTGGGACGATGCCTGTCATGCGATCACCGTCGCACGTTCTTCAGCGTCGTTGCCTCGGAGCCGCATTTCTCCGGTGAGCGCTACCAACCAGTCAATGGCAGCCGCGAGGGTGTCGGAGTCATTGAGCCGGCGGGCGGTGACAATGCGGACGATGTAATATTCGCGTACTCGCAGAAGGTCCCCGCCATCCATGCTTGCTATGGCAGCGTAGTTCGGGCGCTCTATGGGTGGTAGCTTGGAAGCCATTACTCCTCCTCCCCTTCCCCCTCCGGCGGTGGCGGCGGCATCGGCGGCTCGGTCCCCGGTACCTGTAGTTGTGGCGGCATCGGCAACGGCATCGGTGGCGGCGGTGGCGGCTCCGGTTCCTCCGGTTCCTCCATCCGCTTTTCCATGTCCAGGACAGTCTCGGTCGAGTAGGTATCCCCGCCAAAGCGACTCATAGCCACCTCTTCGACGTCCAACACGCCATCGGCGATGTAGATGGAGTCAATCTCAGCTTGAGTTTTGCGGACCGCTGCACGCTGCTGGTCGGTCTCCTGCCAGAGCGGGTTGAACTCGTAGGACCAGTTCTCGGGTTCCTTGCCGCCGGTCGGACCCTCGCGCGCTGCGAATAGTACCTTTAACAGCCTGTCCAGGCGTGGTCGGAGGTTCTCTTCTTGGGACGCCTTGATTTGGTCGTAGAAGAACCGGATGTCCGACTCCCCGGTGGCGTTCAGGCCCGCCGGCGATTGGCCGAACATCAGGGTGGCTGGCATCCTGGCGGCCGATGCAAGCCGCAGCATCATGCGGTCCAGGGTCTCTGGCAGCCCAGACATAGGCGTTGCAACACGCATGAAATCCTCGTCGTCGGCGTCGATAGGGATTGCACGTGCGACAGACCGGCAGAGGTCCATGGCTGTCATCCGGTCCAGTACAACGTTGCTCTCCTGTTGGCTGATAGCGTCGGCGAGACCCCGCATTTTCAGGACCGCCTGCGAGAAGTCGGACAGGAGATTAGCCACTGAATGCCACGCCATACCGTAGTCCATGAGGGTCTCTTCCATCCTGGTGTAGACGGAGTCTGACCAGCCGCCATTGTAGGACATCCGTTGTCTCGAGGTCAGCACCCCATCGAATCGGATGAACCGGCTTGCGTGGATGAGAGTAGAGGTCCCTATTCCCTGCCCGGTCTCCGTCGTGGTCTGCACCATGTAGACGGACGGCTTCCCGTAGTCAGGAGACCCAATGTCGCTGTTCGTCTCTTGGATATGGACTTCCCACCTATCGAACACCAGCATGAAATCCAGGCTTTTGATGGTGTCCAGATTCAGAGGTTGGCTCAGGTCTGCCACCCCATCGTTGACGCCCAGGAACAGCAGGCTACCGCCATGCACGCGTGCCCAAATGAGAGCCTGCGCAATGCTAGTCTTCGCGCTGACGTCGTCCAGGGCCTGCATCACCTTTTTGGCGGTGAGCATCTTCTCCTCGGGTTCCTCCAT